ATTATTTTCTGTGTAGGTAGGTAAATTTTTAAGAAAATTTTCTTTATAAATTAATAATTCTCCCTTGTTGGTTCTAAGTTTTATTACAGAATTATTATCTGTAAATTTTTCAGATTTTAATTTCGTTAAAAATTCAATAATATTATTACTAGGGAGTTTTTTAACAAAAAAATCAATTAATTCTTTATATTTTTTGTCATTATGAAGTCTCGAAGCTTGAATTAAATCATTATAACTTATCATACTTACTCACCTGGCTTCTTTTTGAGACCGGTCTTTAGACCAGTAATCGCCTCAATACCAGATGGTAAGGGCTGCCCGATGTCGGTGTTTCTCGCGGACGCTTCAGCAAGTTGCTTCTTATCATCAGCCTTCCATTTTGTATCATATTGTTTATCAAGATCATCCATTTGCTGTTTTGCTTCTGCTTTATTTTGGTCGCGTTGTGTACTTTCACTAGTTCTAAAATCTCGCGATTTCTTAAATGTAATCGGATTAAATTTGTTCTTTCTAGGCTCGAGTTCACCGAGACGGGCCTCGAGTGCGTTACCTCGCGCGTCAGTTTTTTCTATTCCGCCGACCCACTCCTTATGAGCAGCTTTTCTTTGTCGGGTCGCCGGTGAATCTGGATTAATTTTCGAACTGTACATTTCTTCCATGGTTGCATTTGGATCATTGAAGTTGTATTCATAACCCTCTCCACCTAAAGCGGCTTCAGGTATATCTTCTGTAGGATCTTTAGCTTTAGGTTTAGCCTTTGCTGGTTGTACTGGCTCGGGAGTCGCCGCAGGTACTGGTTCAGGAGGAGCAGGATGAGGAGTAAGTACCTCATATCTAGAAAATCTCCATTTAACTGCTATAGAACCAATATCTGTATCCCCATTGTATTCGTTTACTCCTGCATCGTTTATTTGATAAGGTATACAATCTTTGTATTTGTAAATTTTACGAACAACTGGGCTACCAGATCCAGGTGCTCCGAACAATATAGATTTAAAACTTGTTTTTCGGGATGTAATAGATTGTCTTGATAAAAAGTATATATCTATATTTGTTGTAAGTACAGGATTATCTATATTTCCATAAACACCATATAACTGAATCCACGGTCTAAATATACCATCAATAACACTAATATTAGTTTCGTAAAACTGTACATCAAGATCATTATCAGGAAAATCATGACTTTCCATATATGGTCCAGTTGGTAATATACCATTAATAGTTCTTCCTCTATTTTGAACTGAATTATGTTCTGTTGTTGTATCAACGCCTGTAGCTAAGAACATATAACCACCACTCTTACCAAAATATTTTCCATGTATTTTTTTATTTGTATCAATACCTGGATTAGTATTAAATGGTCTCATACCTAATTTTTTTATAGACTCATCGGTTAATGCTTGTGGAAGATTATCTATTGATACTAGAAAGAAGTTTTGCGCAGCAGGAAATGTAGAAAAATCCTGCAGTATTTCATAAAAGGTTTCTCTTAAATTATTTACATCTGAGGATGGTAATGAAACACCCATATAAATATTTAAGGCTATTAACCTAATACTGCACCAGCTAATTTACCAATTGCGTTAACTGCAGTGTTAAGTTCATTATCTCGTCTGAAGAATTGATACGCTATACCTATAGTAACAGTAGCAACTTCTCCATCACCTGTCATAGAATAACTTATATCACCGCAATCAGTAGGGAACACACCATGTAGTTTATATGTACGTAACGGCTCAAATTGAGTATCTAATTGTACTAAAGTAACTGTACTATTATCATGAAGTACTCCATCACCAGAAGTAGTTTCATCATTATAGGTTTCAGTTACCCAATTTTCCATTGCAATGCGAGTTTGAGTTGTTGCATCACAATAAAAATCAATAGTAAAATTATCACTGTTATTATATGAAACAGTCCCAGGAATACGAAATTCAAAACCGTTATATGGAACTGGTTTCGTAGCAATAGTTTTACCGGGTAATGTTGCAGTAGTAGCATACACTAAATCGTCTTCTGTGAAGACAGGCACTCCCTTGTTCGAAACATCTAACACGCGAAATTGAAAGTCACGTGCAAAGTCTCTTGTTTGAGCTACTTTGTAAAAGTCTTGGATTGTTTGTTTAATATCAGCCATGATGTTATAATTATTTAGTTTTTACTTTAATTTATTGACCAACTATTTCCTCAAAATTAACATCTGTATTAACAGCGTAAAAGTTAACCAATATAAACTCTGCAGCGCGAACAGGTTTCAAATAAATATCTACTCTTAACTCATTCTGGTCAATAACACTAGCAGGGTTATTCCTATCATCACAAACAATAAGGTAATCATATACACCCTCTGTTTGTTTACAATTCTCAAAAATCGGCGTTAATGTATTAACAACCTTATTTCTAGTTAAGAACGTATTAGGTTCAAAGATAAAGAATTTTAAGGTCTCTCTTGTTCTTTTCTCTAAATCGAGGAACAATCTACGAACATTAACTCTATCAAATGCCGTCGGTTTACGTTGCAATGTCTTTTGACCAAATACAACTATACCTTCTGCAGGAAATTGTGTAACTGGGTTAATCGCGATCCTATATAATTGATCTCTTTGACGTTGTGTTGGGCTAACAGCAATATCATTTACACCTGTAACAACTCCGCGGTTGAAACCAGCCGGGGCATACCATGGTGCAAAGTTTGAATCATTATTAGCATAGATCTTAGCAGCGACTCCAGAGAATGGAATCCAAATTTGTTTACCACTGGTACCGTCGTGAACTTTAGCCCAGTTACCATATGTTGTAGCAAAGTTACTATTTGCAACACCGAATTGATGCCTTAATGGCCAGTAAACATGCTTACTAAAGTTTTTAGTTTTATCATCAAGAATTTTACCTGCATCCCCTTGTACAACTAATGGTCTAAGCGCATCAGCAATAAAGATATGATCTTTTCTTGTTTGCCGGGCGAAAATTTCAAATTTATTAAAAATAGTTCTATAATTATCTCTTATATCGGTATATGTTGAAGTTCCTTCATCCGGGTTTATCATATTTTGATCTGGTGTATAGAATCCTGTACTTGTACCACCAATATCTTGATAATCAGTATCAACAAATGTACCAGCATTATTATTCGCAAATGTATGAACTGTACCTAACCCAGCTTCAATAGAAACATCAATAGTAAATAGATCAACATTTTGAGCAATTTCAAATATTCTGTCTAATTTATTAGGAATACTGCCAACTTCTTTAGTCGTATTATTAGTTGTATGATACATACCTAATGGAAATAGTGCTTGTGTTACATCATAGTTGTTAACTGATGCTGATAAAGGCCCGGTGTTGGTGCCTACTAAATTTTTTAAAATTGCAGCATTTGTATTATTATCATGCATAACACGAACTGTCTTTGTTGGAGCATCTCCATATGTTGAAGTCCAGTCTCCACTGTGTTCACTAATATATGGATTTATTAAAATCTTAACATTTGGAGATGTATTATCTTGATCTTCAATGAAAAATGATCTTTGTTGACCTCCATTCTCGTTTTGGACTTTTCGTCTAGAGTTAAGAGATCCAGTATATCCTTCTGCTAAGAAATTAGTTAATTCTAATTCTGTATTAGCAAAAGGTGTATTACGTATTTTAAAAACACCTAAGCTTATAGTATCGTTAAATTCTGGACCGTCAATATCAAATTTAGAAAATGTTTCTAAGGTTTTACTTGTACTACTCTTTTCAGAGGTAGCAGAGCTAGTTAAATCAAATCCTATCCTAGATCCTGGCACGGTTGCGTAATCAGTTGATGCCAGTCTAGTTACTGTACTAGTAGTAGTCTTTATAGTACTTACTGTATCAAAGTCAGTTGCGGGATTACTATTAGATCCATCTGCCATTCCTACATAATAACCTTCAAAATTATTATTAGTTACCGTGGCTCCTTTATTTAGTACAATAATACCAACACCCTCGACGGCAGCGTCACTTGTAAAATTACCAGTAAATGCAGTGTCAGTTCCAACATTTCCATTATCTGACCAGCTTATTCTACCTTTACTAGCATCATTAAACTGGGCCTCATTTAAATTAACAAGCGTAGGGGCTCCGACTACGTAATAATCTGAAGCACTTAAAGAGGAGTTTAACTCACCGAAGTCGCCGGTCGATTCGCCGAGTTGTTTGACTTCGGCAGAATGGACTTGACCAGTAACAAGAGTCTTACCTGTTATACTTTGTAAAAATGTAGATGCTTTAGTATCGTTTACATTACCATACTTCGTAGTATCTCCATTAAATGCACTTAATTGCCAAACATCACCGGGATAATCTGTATCACCTACACAGGCTGTAAGACCAGAGACCGCCGCACTAACAAAAGATAAATTATCATTGGCATCTTTTAGTGTTAATTCAAATGCAACAACGTCAGTAGAAAGTATATTCCCGTGCGCAAAAGTAATACCAGACCCATTACTATTAGAGACATCAAATGTCTTCCCGTAGGCCGTATCAAAAGCTGTAACTGTTGCTGTAGTAGCACCTACGACTGGGTAAACTAAAGCAGAATATTTGCGATCACCGACACCTCCGCCATAAGGAAGTCGCGAGACAAAAACATTAGCATCACTATTAAACACTTGTCGCGTAGAATGATAAAAATATCTCTCTGCTGCGTTTGTAGGTTTGCCGTAAATTTCTTCAAATTCTGCAAATGTTCCAACGTTAAAGACCTCATCTGTGGGGCCTTGATTAGAGAAACCCGCAACAAACACGCTTGTCCCTAATGGAGCACCCGGGCGTTGGGTCATATCAATTTCTCTTATTTCTACACCTGGTGATTGGATTGTTCTTCTACTCATAGTAAACCTTTACAATTATTTATTGTTTCCCGTAGTTATATTTCAGTTGATTTGTCGAAATAAGCATTATAATATAAATATATGAAGGGCATCATATTAGCTGGCGGTACGGGATCAAGAGTTTATCCTTGTACTAAAACAGTTTCAAAGCAATTATTACCGATTTATGACAAGCCTACTATCTTCTATCCTCTTTCGACATTAATTAGATTAGGTATTAAAGATATAATGATTATTACTAATGCCCAGTCGCATCCTCACTTATTACACCTTTTTAATCAAACAGATAAAGGTAAACCATATCTAGGGCTTAACCTTACATTTAAGGTACAAGTATCTCCAGCTGGTATAGCAGAGGCGTTAATTATTGGTGAATCATGGCAAGGTGATGATGATGTTTGTTTAATTTTAGGAGATAATATTTTTACTGGTATACGAAAACCTGTACTTAATGGAAATAAGGCCTGTATTATTAGTTATAAAGTTTCAAACCCATCTGAATATGGTGTAGTTGAATTAGATCCGAATGGAGATATTATTTCTATAGAAGAGAAACCAGATTGTCCTCTGAGTAATTATGCTGTTACTGGTATTTATTTTTATGATAAAACTGCTGGAGAAAGAGCTCGGGCATTAGAACCATCCGCAAGAGGTGAGTTAGAAATTACAGATTTAAATAAGAGTTATTTACAGGACAATACGCTCGGACATAATAGTTTAAATAGTAATTATGCATGGTTTGATACTGGTAATCCAGATGAAATGTTCGCTGCATCGATGTATGTTAAATCTATACAAGATAGAACCAATACAATGATTGGTTGTATTGAAGGTGAATCATGGAAAAAAGGAAATCTCTCTGAAGAGAAATTTAAAAGGATTGTTGATAAAATGCCTATGTGTTCTTATAAAACAAATATTGTAATGAGCTATTATTTTGATTAAATAATAAATGATGAAATGGTTCCCCGGGGATGATCTTAAGTATACAATTATTATAGGTGCAGTAATATTATTTTTGATTGTATTATCAAAATCGTGTGAATATTATGGGAAGTATTCGTCTTAAATTAATTTTGCTTCTACTCTTGTAAATTGAAAAGTAGCAGAAGAAGTAATCTCAGTATTAATAGCATAATCCCAATTTATTTCAGTTAATTGAGTTGGAAATGCTCCAATATAATCCCATTGTATTTTTCTGTTTTCATATTCATCTAATCCATATATTGTAAGATTGGATGAATATACAGGTAAGACTTGACCTACATACGGATATTTTATAATTTCATCTTCATTTACCGTCCCTGCTTTTACATCATTAATAACATCAAGCCATTTATATATTGCCCAATAGTTTTTAAATTCATTGTCTACTTTAAAATCTATAGT